TTAGAATTCATTCTCAGATAACTACTGCTGTTTTTTCGATTTATTATGAATTAGCTAAACGAGCTGGATTTCCGCTGAGGATTTGCACATCATGCGCATGATGACATCAGACATTGTCCATCCCCTTCTTGATTGGAATGGCACTCTTTTGATGGCGTTCAATATGAATACATCCGGCAATAATATGACTGTTATGACAAATAGTGTAGCTGGATCATTATTTGTGCGTATGGGATTCTTTTCCATTTATCCTGAAGTTCAACATTTTCGGGATAAAGTGAGATGCAGCACATACGGAGACGATTTTATTGGAACAGTTCGCTTCGACTGCAGAGATTTCAATTTTGAAACGTATCGTGATTTTTTGGCAAGTCACAATATGAAAATTACGTTGCCAAACAAGACCACTGAAAGTGCCAAATTTTTGCCTAAAGAAAAGGCAGACTTTCTCAAACGTAAGTCACATTTTATTCCAGAGATTGCTTGCACGTTGGGACAGTTGGATGAAATGTCCATTTTCAAGTCTTTACATTGTAACCTAAAATCCAAGGTTGCACTTCCTCATGAAGTTGCTGCTGGCTGTATTGAAACAGCACTTCATGAATGGTTTGCTTATGGCAGGGAGCATTACGAAATGCGTGCACATCAGATGCGCGAATTTGCAAACGGGTTGATTTACCTGTTCCTGCCACCAATGTGACTTTTGACGAGAGAGTTGCACATTGGAAAGAAAAATATCTTGTTAAGGCTGCAGATACTTAGATGTTCTAGAGGGTAGCCGAACTAAACAAGCGAGAATTGAACATATATCGCTTTAATTTTTATCCTAATACAAATATCCGTTTTAGAACTCCGGAGAAAGAGTCGTTATGTAGTGTGCCAGACACTCAAAATCTGGTAGAGTCGGATGACTCAGCCCTTGTACATACTACAAATTCTGTTTACCGCATGAACGACATCGTTTGTGTACCATATTATGTGCTTGAATATATTTGCTTTTTAGCAGGTGTTGATTCCCATACGGTAACAGATCAATGCTCAGTTGTTAATGCAGAAACTTTGGATGAGATTGAACCTCATTCAGAAGACTATGTTGATAGCGAGCAAAATGTTGTGTTTCATGACGCTGATGTTGGCCATACTGGTGGCACAATGGGCGTCATAGACGACATTCGTGATGAAGTTATGGTGTCTGATGCTTCATTACAAGATTTCTTTTCAAGGCCCATTACTATTGCTTCCTACAATTGGACTGTTGGAGGAACTTTAGATGACGATGTTTGGCCATGGGAAGAATATTTTAAAAATCCTCGTGTTGTAAATAGGATTTCCAATTTTAAGTTATTGTCTTGTAAATTATGTATTAAAGTGGTGGTTAATGGAACACCATTTCATTATGGCAGAGCTATTATGTCTTATGCTCCTATGTCCACTCTTGATGATTTGACAATAGCTCGGACTGGTGTTTCTGCTGATGTTGTAGCATTGTCTCAAATGCCACATGTATATATAGATCCCACAACAAGTGAAGGTGGTACTTTGCAATTGCCTTTTTTGTGGTGGAAAAATTCATTGGACATTACAACCAGCTCACTCTCCCCGTCTGGTTTCAC